TAATTTAGTCTCAGCTTGTACTGCAATTTCAATTCCACCTCTATTCAAACCCGCAGGAGCAAACCATGGGAAACTAACATAATCGTTAAAAGATATCACACCTGCTACTAAGCAAGATGGTGGTAGCCATACGTTTCTGTTAAGGTCAGGGTCTGCAACTTGTAGCCATGGATAATACATTGCTGCAAAGTTAGAATTTCTTGATTCACCTGCTAATTGAGCTTGTCCGATAGAATCACCATATTTAGTTGGGTCAACTACTAGGAAGACATCACCTCTTTCTTCACACATTGCGATGGCATATGTGATGATATCACTGTGTTTTCCTCCTGCCTCTTGTAGTAAACCGGGAATGTATAGAGTGTTAATATCATATTCATCAGCATTCGACAAGATATCAATTGCATCATAATAAGCCGTAGAACCACTAATCCCTGCTGCTCCTTGAGCTAAATTAAATCCTTGAGTATTACTTGCTACAATGCTATCATAGAAAGCTCTTGGATGTTGAACATATCCATCACTTCCAAATCCAAAAGTTCCTGATACAGCAGCGGGTAGGGATGCAGATAATGCACCACTTCTAATACCACCTGCTTCATTCAAATAGTTTAATGTATTCTTTAAAATCTCAACTCTAACGTATCTTGAACGATTTGGATATGAACCTGATAATTGAAGATAAGGTCTTCCTGTTCCCGTACCTCTCAAAGTATATACTTGGTCTCCAACAACTCTTGGTAAGTATCCCGCATCATTTGGGTCTAGTGACACATTACTAAATTGTTCAATAACAACTTTTCTACCTGTTCTGTCATCACCTCTTCTGAGTGTTAAGTTAAATGTACCTCTTTTAACATTAACATTGTTTACTTCCCATCTAAAATTATATCTTGTACCATAAGTTGATGATAATAATCCTAATGCTTGAGTTGTAGATGGGTCTTCAATACCATTATTAGATGCAATATTAGTACCACTATTACCATATAAACCTTCTGACATTAAATGAATTTTAAATGAAGCAGATGCCTGATTAAAATGTGATGCTGTTAGATTAGTTTTGGTCTTACCCCTGTTTAAGAATGCTTTATATGAACCCGAACTAACTACATTAGTTTTGGCTATAGTTGCATTACTATTTATGATTCTAACAACTGTTAGATTATCACCGTATCTTAAATACTCTTGTGCAGTATAGTTTGTCAAAAATTTGAATTCTTGTGCAAAAGCTCCTGAACCGCTAATAAAACTATTACCGAATGCTCTAAGGTATTCAGAATAATTTGATATTGTGGTAGGTCTAAAAGCAGGGCCGTATAGGGTAGGGCCAATCACTGCTGCTCCAATTGATTGTATCTGTTGAGGAAGAAAACTTAGGTCTTGTTCTCTCGTGAATACACCCGGACTTACAAATCTTTCGTTAGCCATTTTTTATCTTATTGAATTTAATAATTGTTTTCTAAATATAAATAGTACTTAAATTTTTCAAAATTATATCACTCCTGTTCATTTGGGAATCTATCAACAGCATTTATATCAAATGATGATTGTTCCGTTCTAAACACAATTCTTTTAGTCGTATATGCCTTCTGTATTGTTGATTTTCTTAACTCAAATTCAAGTTGTAATCTTGCATCCACCGTCAATGATGTAGTAGCCTTCACTAGTCTTTCTGTAGTTGTTGGGTTTATAGTATCAAAATTTATATCTCCAACTCTTGTCTTAAATTTAAATGAATCTCCCCAACTAAAATTACTTGTTGGAATTATATCTTGAACTATGGAATTCATTTGCTCTATATAATAGCTAAACAATATTAGTTCATATTCAATTATATAAAACTCAGGTAATACTGATATGTAATACTCATCAGAAAATTTAGAATTAGATAATGTTGCATGTTGGTCTCTGATATTTTCAAAATTCCTTTGTTTTGGATTTATAGATATCGTAGCAGAACCGTAATTAACATCTAATTTTTTGAATCTTTCATCCTCAGACATCGATATTCTTCTAATAGTTCCGTATGGAGCTAGTATCTTCCCTTGCTTATCCCTCATGTATCCTCTTGCCTGTATTTGATTCCAAATTTCGGCAGATGCATAAACTATAGGAACATCAACCATTGAATCATTCTGCTCAACTTGAGCATTTATTGTGTTCTTTAAATAATGCATAACTGCATAATCAACATCATATAATGTTATGGCAGGAGTTCTAAAGGTGTCAGTATCTCTCCTAGTTTCATACGCTCTACTAAATGGTGGTTCAACACCTGTTAATGATAAATTAGGATTTTCTGCCATTATATTCTATTTGGTAAATCATATATGCTATTTCTCGGAGTCATTACATTTTCAATTCCTAAGCGGTCTGCTGTTATTTTCATACCTCTTGCAATAATACTTACATTATAACCAAATGCATCTCTTCCATCTTCTACAGTTGCTAGTAATGTATCAGGATTTCGTCCTGTCCATAATTGATTTGAACCTACGTAATTTAATTCGTAGTATTCAGAATCCCATTTAATTACGTCACCTTCTTGTATTACAAGATTTAAATCTTTTAAATCATCTCTAAGAAATGAAAATGATATATTTCTAATATATGTAGTTAATTCATCACCATCATAATCTTTTTCTTCTCTTGTTATTAGAGAATTAACCCTCATTGGATTATAAAATATTTTTTTGGAAGATTCACCATATATATTTATTTTGGTATACTGCGTAGCTATCTTATATACTATGACTTCAGTATTAATTATAGAGTTAATTAATTCTCTATTTAATCTTCTTATTAAACTTACATCTCTTGAACCTCCGAATAATGGCATATATTAATACTTTATCATCCTATATAAAATCTTAAGGGTACTCTACTCATTTCAACTTGCAATGCTTCTGATTCAGCTGCTTTTCTTTCTAGTAAATTCTGTCTTGAGAATTGGTCTAGAATTTCTTTTAACTCTTCAATTAATGATGTTTTTTCTGCTTCTGCCGCACTTAGTAATGCATCACCATTTAATGTAATATCTGATTCAGGTATAGGTATTGAACTGTATTTACTTCTTACATATCCTAGCATCTCTTTAGATAGTGCTAGTGTATATTTTTTTATCCATTGTTTTCCCATTGCATTTATACGTGAATATACCATGTTACTGTATGGTACATTTGAGTAATCGCTTATGCGTCCTCTCCCCCGTTTTAATGGATTACTTTCCATATTATTTAAAGTATACTCAAAGTGTAGTTTGGTATCTCGTAAGGGTATCGGGAATATAGTTAGTCTGTTGTTTACTAAACGAAAACTATATGCACTCTTTCTAATTAAATCATTAAATTCTATTCCTTGCATTCTAAGTAAATCAGCATTTAAAGGATATAGCATGAAACTTGCAGCAGCTGTATAACCTCCTAGTTCAAAACCATTTATTAATCCTTGTGTGCCTAATCCTGAACCTCCGTATGGGTCTTGATACCTTACTAATGCAGGTATTGGATAGTGATGTATTTTTCTTATTGTGTAATTACCATTGATAAACGAACCTGATTCTAATGCAATTGAGGTATCCTTAGATAAATCATATGTTTGTTTATCTTGCCGTATTTGTAAACTACCTGTAAAATATGTAACATTCCCTCCTACACCTACAGGTGTTCCTTAATGCTCTGATAACTTGAATATTGAAGAATTGTTAGCATCTACATACTCTTGAGTTAAACTTTGAGAACCTGTATTTACTCCCAATAAATATAGTAAGTTATCTCTACTGACATAAGTATTTACTTGAGAACCATATTCAGTTACTGCCTCCTCAAATGCTGCAAAAAAGTTTGATTGTTGTAATTCTACATCCACTATAGGGTAGCCTAATCTCCTTGCACACCAATCTGCAATCATGTCTGCATCTTGCTGAAATGCATATTCATTATCATATGTTCCATAGGGAGTGTCTCCTTGAAAGAATGATGCCGAACCCGGCCAAATAGGGATGTTTGCCATCTTTTCCTTACTTTATTTGCTATTACCTAATACCAATTCTTACTATAAATATATTATATTATAATAAAAAACCCCATCATAGATGGGGTTCTCTTAATCTAGTTTTCTTCTCAGTTGCTTACTTTACGATTACTTTGAGAATTTAGTTACTGTTTTTGAAGATAGTGTAATAACTTGGTCAATTACTACAAACCACTCCTCTAATAAACTTTCAACTACATCATCTGACAACTCAAAGTTTTCATTGAATACCTTTACTAACTCAGCTCTTTCTACAGAGTCAACATCCTTTAATTCTGCTAAAGCAGCAGGTAATGTTCCGTAAATAGCAATCACTTTGAATACTAATACTTGTACAATACCGAAAATTTCAGAACTATCAACTATACCGTTTCCATTCACATCTACTTTAGTAGATGAAGAAATCAATTGAGCTAAATGTTGAATTGCAGGTTTTAATTTTTCAATACCTAAAGACATTTTTTTTTGATTTTTTAGTTTATTAATATGTTTCTTTATCATCTATAAATATATACGCTATATAGTAAATACTTTGTTTTTATATTATTTAATTGTTTATTTACTTATTATTTTTGTAGGGTCTTCTTCGCAGAATTTTTTGAATCCATCATTTCCTTAACTAACTTAGTAAATTTTTCTATTTGTGATTTTGACATACCTTTAGCCGCATCTTCTACATTCTTTCCTACTTCTGCTGCTGACATTTTCTTATCTTTATAGGCTTTTACTATTTGAAAGAATTTTTGTTGTTTTTCTGTTTTTGAAGGCATTTTTTTTGTTTTACTATGTTATATATAATATGGTATATTCGCTCCGATTTGTAACAAATTTAGTAATTACCATTTTCCTAATGGGCACGTAGCTAATTCTAGGTGAACCTTTGCGTCCATAAAACAACCGCACTGAGTACATCGTTTTTCCTTAAAGAATTCACACCCTTCACACATACTATATCTGTTATTAGCAGTGTCAGCATCTACTAAGAAATTTCTTCCATATAACACTCCTTTGGTGGAATCCCAAGCTTGTTTAAATGCATTTCTAGCCATTTGAAAAGTAGATGGAAATTTATAAATATCTTCTTCTTTCAAAAGTTCTTCCATTTTCTTCGCCTTCTCAGGATTTTTTATAACATCAATTTCCCCAGGAGACGGAATATTTTTAGGTGGTACTCCTGTTAGTATTGATGTGACATTTTGAATGAAAGAATCAAAATCATTAATAAACGGTTTTGCGTCAATACTCAAAAATGGTATTTGATTTTTTGGTACAAAAACATACACTCTATTATCATAGGGCATTGGAAAAGGAATATCGTCTTGCTTATAACAAAGAGTATATAATTTAATATCTCTCTGAGTTTTATCTATATTTTTTTGGATTTGTAATTCAAATTCAGAATTAGCATTGCATATCATAAGTTTCACATAAATTATAACAAGTTCATTAGACTCATTAATTATGTTTTCGATTTCTTCTATTTTGTTTTTCATAATTATATTATAATATATTTTCCATCCAAGGAAATATTGTTTCATCAAAATCAAATTCTCTTATTCCCTCAATATCGGGATATATTTTTTTTTCTAATTCTTTAGTAATAAGCTCACAAAATATAGTATATGATGGAGTTGGTTTAATCCATGAGGAAATAATTTTTTCTGTTAAATCAGAATATGGAATAAAGTTATCAGGATTTGGTGGTGGTAAAAGCATACTAACATCTTGAGTTGTTTCCACAGCTATTAGGTCGGAAGTTACCCCTTTTAGTCTAAAACTAATTTTAGTGATAGCCTTATCAAAATCATTTAAAGATGCTTTACCTGATAATTTAGTTATTTCGTGTGTAAATAATATATTCATATTTTTAAATTTATATTCAGATTATTTGATAGTACCTTAATTATGGGCAATTTACCCCAATAGAACAACAAAAAGCGTCACAAGAGCTATTATATGGTTGTATTATCTCATAATAATACCCACAACAACCATCAGCTATCTTTTTGGCAAATCCATCGGGATATTGTCCCCATATACCATCACCCTCTCCTAAAAAATATTCCATATAACATGTGCATTCTTGATATATAATAGTACCTGCTGCGGTACAACCACTTGGAGCTCCGCAAGTGGGAGAACACCCATTTACACCCACATTATACAACCCAAAAGAAGTACCATTAGCATTACAAGTACCATCATAGAAAAGATTATATAAACCATAACCGCTACAAGTTTGACCATAAAATGTCCCGTAAGGAATACATCCATTGAATGAATAAAATTCACTCATTGCATCGGGTGAGGATTTACTAGCGGCACTACTGAGTGTTCTTAAACTATATGAATTCGTGCCTCTTCTTAATAGCTCAGTACTAATCTGACTAATACTTATTTCTCCACTTGCTTGTAATGGCATATTATTTCGATTTTAATAAAGTTATTTCATTATTTAATTCCTTAATACACTCAATAAGTAATGGTATAAGTTTTTCATATCTAACTGCGTAATATCCCGTATCATTTATTCTTAATGCTTGCGGTAATACATCTTTTAAATCTTGAGCAATCACACCAACATCATTCCCTATATAACCATGGATTTTATAATGTTCTTCTTTCCAATCAAATTCAACTCCATTTATCTTTAATATTTTTTCAATTGGATTTTCAATGTTATTTATGTTTTCTTTTAATCTTCTATCTGAAGATGAATATGCTACAATGTCATTACTTGCATCAATTCTACCATCTGTTGCACTATTTGCTATGTTGCCCCCCACTGAAATTGAACCTGCTGTTATTTTTAAATCACCTGCAACAACTGTTAAAGTAGTACCATCAAATGTTAAATTGGTTTCTGCATTTACTGTTGTTGAAGATACTGATGTTATTACTCTATTGTCGTCAGGATTTGTGTATGATGTTATTCCTGCACTTGCTCCTGTAGCTCCTTGAGGGCCTGTACCTCCTGATGGTCCGGGAGGTCCTGCAGGGCCGCCAGTTCCTGCTGTACCTTGAACTCCTGTTGGGCCTTGGTTTCCCTGTGGGCCTTGGTTTCCTTGAGGCCCCTGGTTTCCCTGCGGGCCTTGCCTTCCTTGGAATCCTTGAGTACCTACTGTTCCTTGAATACCTTGATTACCTTGTGGTCCTTGGTTTCCCTGTGTACCTACTGTTCCGTTGGTTCCTTGAATACCTTCAATACCTTGATTTCCTTGTGGGCCTTGATTACCCTGGTTTCCGTTTGTTCCTGATGTACCTTGTATTCCGGTAGGTCCTTGGTTTCCCTGTGGTCCTTGATTGCCTTGGAATCCTTGAGTACCTACTGTTCCGTTAGTTCCTTGAATACCTGTTGGACCTTGGTTTCCTTGAGTTCCTTGGTTACCTTGAGTGCCTACTGTTCCGTTAGTTCCTTGAATACCTGTTGGTCCTTGGTTTCCCTGTGTACCTACTGTTCCTTGAATACCTTGATTACCTTGCGGGCCTTGATTGCCTTGAGCACCTGTTAAAGATAAATTGCTTCTATAGACAACATTACCACTACCATTTACAAGAAGTATATTTGTTTCTGCTGCTCCTTGTGGTACTGTAGGTAATTTTATACTACCTGTGAATGAACCCGAATAAGACCCTATTACTTTTTGAGTTGGGTTACTGACATTTGTAAAAGATATTGACCCGTTGTTGTCAGAGGATATCTTAGTCTTTCCTAATACAATTGACGCACTTGATGTGACAAATAACGAACCTGATAATTCTATTTGGTCTATTCTCATTACTTACATGTTATTACTTATAAATATGCAGTAACAAACCTAAATGTCATATTTATCAAAGTATATTATTCTATCATTATCTATGATGCTATTAAATGTTTGTAGTGATACTGTTTGTGAGAATGGTGATGCTTTGATGTTTTTGAATGTGTAGACTTCTCCCCCATTTTTTTTAATATGTTTCGTTATATAATCATCCCCAAACCATATTTTTAATTCATTGGGGATAGTTACCCATTTATCTCTTGGTATAATAAAAAAACATCCCCACCCCGTTCCTCTACCTTCATTGTCTGTTATAACTATTTCAGATGATGTTGGTTCTTCTATATAGCATGATGTTGATATTCCATAAATACTTACTGCTTTATTTGTATGATTATGGTGTGATGTTATTAAAGATGTTATATTATGATGTGATGTTATATAAAAATCATCATTCATGTGTATAATATAAATTCCATTTGATTTCTTAACTCCTAAGTTCCATGATGGATTTACATATATATTCTCTTCTTGAGGATAATACTTTAATTTAGATAATTCTAATATTTTTAATTTTATTGGATGTTTAAAAGTTATATCGTTATCTATTAATATTATTTCTTTTACTCTATCATCTTCGCAAAAATTTTGCAAGGTGTCATAGAACTTCTCTAAATTTGATTTCCATAATGTTGGAACAACTACACTATAAGTCATTGTATATATAATTTACATAGTTTTCATCTTCTCCAAATCTACTTTCTACATTTAAAGGATTATCTTT